TTCCGGCACCACTCGCCGGAATCGCGATATGGAGGACGGATTCCGCGCCATGGCAGACGACATCGGCGAGCCAGCGACAACGCAAGACGCGCTCGCGCAAGCTTGGCGTCAGCATATCCGCGGGCGACGCGCGGAGGCCAGACGGCGATTGCCGGGGTACGCCATCGATAAGCTTCGTGGAGCATGAAGGGCAGAAATCCAATTCCGTTCGCGGTAAAGAGGGCCGAGGGCAACCGCGGCAAGCGCAAAGATGCCGCGACGGTAACGACTAAGCCGGCCGGCATCATCGAACCTCCGAAATGGATGGGCGACGAGGGTAAGGCAGAATGGGCGCGGTGGATTTCTGACCTGGACGGGCGCGGAATGCTGGACAAGTTAGACCGTTCCGCGCTAGAGAACCTTTGCTCTGCGTATGACACGGCGGTTAAGGCCGAGAAAGTCATCGCCGAACATGGCAATACACGCGAGCTGAAGCAATGGGACAAGAGGGCCGAAGAGTTTGTAGTCATCGGCGAGCAGACCCGCGCGGAGGTTGCTATCAGAGATAAGGCGTGGGCCCGGCACGCCCGGCTGGTCGCGGAGTTTGCCGGTACGCTAGCAAGTCGATCTAGGATCCGAGTATCTGACGCCGGCCGGGAGATTGATCCACTGGAATCGGCGCTCGCCTAAACACGATTTTATGTTTCTATCTGAGCGATGAGTCAAAAGCAAACAGTTAACCAGCGGAACGCGCAATATCTCAAGGGGCGACCGTTTCAGGTCGGTGAGATAGCGCGGATTTTCAAGGTTCCGATGTTCCTTCTGGGCGACCCATATGGCGGGGCGTCGACTTATGCGAGCGCGGAGCATCCAATCCCGTTAGCGGCAAAGGTAGCCGAGAGCAACCGCGGTAAGCGAAAAGAGCCAGCGACGAGTCGGCGCTAGCGCAATGTGTTCGATGAGTCAAAAGCAAACCGCGCAATTCGCTTCTTTGAACGTGTGCTCAGGCACACGAAGGGGCGTTTCGCTGGCAAAGACTTCTTACTGCTCCCGTGGCAGCATCAAGTAATCTCTGATATTTTCGGGACGGTCGACGACGACGGGAACCGGGTTTTCCAGACCGGATACATTGAGGTCCCGAAAAAGAATGGCAAGAGCGAGTTAGCCGCGGGAATAGCGCTGTTCGCGCTCGTGGCCGACAACGAGCCCGGCGCCGAGGTCTACAGCGCGGCCGCGGCAAAGGATCAGGCCAGCCTGGTTTTCAAGGTTGCGGCGAGCATGGTAGAGCACTCGCCGGTACTCAGCTCGAAGCTTCAAGTCATTCGCAGCACGAAAACGATAGTTAAGCGCGGGGATCCGGACAGCTTCTACCGAGCGATTGCGGCCGACGGCGATCTCCAGGACGGGATTAACCCCCACTGCGTCATCGCGGATGAGCTACACCGATGGAAAGTAAGTAAGGCGCTAGACCTTTGGGAAATCCTTGAGCGCGGGACGATAGCGCGGAGTCAGCCGTTAGTTTTTGCGATCACAACGGCCGGTATACCGGACGAATCGCCGCTCTGTTGGCGTTATCACGAATATACGAGACGCCTGAACGATTCTGCGAGTGGCTTCAGCGATAAGCATTTCTACGGGCGGATTTGGGGCGCCGAGGATTCGGACGACTGGACTGACCCGGCAGTATGGATCAAGGCCAACCCGAGCCACGAAGCGAACGGCGGGTTCCTTAGGTCATCAGCGCTCGAGAAGGAATACGAGCGCGCCAAGAATAACCCCGGCGAGCAGCCGGAGTTCAAGCGCTACCACCTAAACGTATGGGGCCAGCGTGAAAACAGGTGGATGGATATGCAGGCCTGGGACGCTTGCAACGCTGACCTCCGTCCACTGGTCGACCGGACGTGCTACCTGGGTGTCGACCTGAGTTACACCACGGATTTGACGGCCGTGGTTGCGGTGTTTCCGTCCGATGACGGAACCTATGACGTCCTGCCGTGGTTCTTTATGCCGCGGGAACGGATGAGGCGCGCCGAGCTAAGAGACAAGGTTCCCTATGCGCTCTGGGAACGTCAGGGGTTTCTGACCGCGACCGAGGGTGACGTCATCGACTATGCGGCGGTAAACAAGCGTATCGACGACTGCCGGGAGATGTTTAGCGTTGCCGAGGTTGATTTCGATCCCTGGAACGCGAATCAGTTTATAGCGTTGCTGGTCGATGCTGGCTGTCTGTGTGTTAAGGTTCCGCAAACCTACGGGCACCTGAGCGCGCCGACGAAACACTTCATGGATTTGGTGCTGTCGAAAAAGATCAGGCACGCAGGGCATCCCGTGTTGCGGTGGAATGCCGAGTGTGCGGCGGTGAAAGGCGACGGCAAAGACAACGTGATGCTGACGAAGCCCGACCGGGTAAAGTCGGCGAAACGGATCGATGGAATGTCGGCGGCAATCAACGCTTTGTCGCGAGCCATGGTTATGAGTGGGGCGGAAGCTTCGATTTTGGTTATTTGATGATTACTCCGCTCAACCCAGACCCGTCTATGGGGCCCGTGTGGGCTCAGCGGATTGTGGCTTTCGTGTTTTTGCTGTTCGCGATGGTGGGTGTCCGGTTGAATGAGCACGATTACGACAGATGGGTCAGAGCGCTAGCACGTAAGTAGGATGATCGAAACCCTAGCCAGTCTCGCGCGCGCGGCCGGGCACGAAATGCCCGCACCTGTAAAGCGCTCCTCATTGCCGGGCTACGGGAGCCAGCTATACGACGCTATCACGCTCGGGACTCCGACCTACACCGGACGGAGCGTCAACCCCAATTCCGCCTTGGCGAGTACGGCGGTCTATGCGTGCGTCAAGATCATTTCTGAGGCTCTCGCTACGCTGGACCTTGTCACCTATCAGTCCGGAGATGATTGGCGGACGAAAACACCGGCGACGAAGGACTATCGGTTTCGGATGCTCCGTGAGCAACCGAATCCAGAGATGAGTTCGTATCAGTGGCGGGAGTTCGGCGCGCAATCGCTGCTGACGTGGGGCAACTGGTACAACTATCTCGACATCGACCAGCGCGGACGCATACAAGCCATTTGGCCACTGCGTCCAGACTGGGTGATGGCTCTGCGCAACGCGAAAACGCACAAGCTCGAGTATCGCTATCAGCCGATTTTTCCGTTTGCGGTTCCCGTACCACCCGGCGTTTACAGCGACTGGCAGATTCTTCATGTCCCCGGCATGGGATATGACGGGATAGTCGGCTACTCTCCGCTCACGATGGAGCGGCAGGCTGTCGCGCTGCAGCTCGCCCAAGAGGAGTATGCCGGACGATTCTTCGCGAATAATGCGCGGCCTAACATCGTTCTCAAGACGGCCGGCACCGTAAAGGATCCTGCGCAACTCCGCGAGGAATGGAGACGCATCAATGGGGGGCTTGAGAATGCGGGCGGGGTTGGAGTTCTTCAGGGCGGGCTAGAGATACAGACGCTAACGATTAACCCGCGGGATGCGCAGTATCTCGAGGGCCGAGCATTCCAGGTTGGCGAGATAGCGCGGATCTTTAAGGTTCCGATGTTCCTGCTCGGTGACCCGAGCGGCAAGACGTCGACTTACGCGAGCGCAGAGCAGGCCGACTTAGTTTTCGTGAAGCATTGTCTGTTGCCTTGGGCGAAGCGGATTGAGCAAAAACTCAATATTACGATCCTGGGAAGCAAAAACTCGCTCACGTGCAAGCATGATTTCCGCGACTTACTGCGCGGCGACTCGGCGTCGCAGGCGACAGCGCACGGCATTTACGTCGACAAAGGCATCATCACACGCAATGAGGCGCGCGCGGACATCGACCACAATCCGATAGACGGCGCGGACGAGTTGACTGTGCAAATGCAGATGGTTCCGCTAGAGGACGCCGGACAGGTTATTTCAAAGCAGACAGAGAAACCCGCAGAACCAGACCAGAAACCGGCAGACGGAGGCGAGAATGGGTCAGATTGAACGCAGGATCTTTAAGGTTAAAGTAGACCTCCGCGGCGTCGAGGGCGCTAAGACTCGCACGGTTAGCGGTTATGCGGCCCTGTTCAATTCCATGTCGGAAGATCTCGGCGGATTTCGCGAGATTATCGCGCCGGGTGCGTTCGATGGTTGCGCAAACGACGATGTGCGGTGCCTGTTCAACCATGACCCCAATATGGTTTTGGGCCGTAGTACAGCCGGGACTCTGAGATACAGGGCAGACGATACCGGGCTGTATTTCGAGTGTGACTTGCCCGATACGCAATGCGCCCGCGACCTAGCCATGTCCATGGACCGCGGCGACATTGACCAATGCTCGTTTGCGTTCACCGTTGCGGCTGGCGGCTCCCAGTGGGAGGAGCAAGACAAAATGCTCGTGCGCACGGTTACAAAATGTTCTGAGTTATTTGACGTTTCGCCGGTTACCTATCCGGCCTACACGGATACATCGTGTCAGGTTAGATCGGCGGCCGACGT